GACTGGTCAGCCGTACATCACCAAGAACTTCGAGCCTCACACAGACCAGCTGCAGAAGATCAAGGACGAGCTCAAGCAGCACGGACTGTCAGACACAGAGGAGCTCTTCGATCCCAGCACAGGAAGAACTCTGGGTCCTGCTCTTGTGGGTCCTCAGCATATGCTCAAGCTCGTACACCAGGTGGACAAGAAGGTCAGCGTCCGTTCTGGTATGGGTCTCCCGGGACTCTCGAGCTCAGAGCACTACGACACAAATCTTCAGCCCTCTGGAGGTTCTGGTGTTGGTGGGCAGAGGATGGACCCCCTCGGTCTCTATGGTCTCTTGGCACACGGCGCCAAGGCGAACATTCGGGAGATGCACACCTGGAAGAGTGAAGGGCCAGACCCACAGACCAATCCAGCCAAGCAGTGGCCGAGTCAGCACGGTCAGGTCTGGAGTGCTCTGCAGACCGGCTCTCCTCTTCCTACTCCGAAGACCACCTTCGCCTTCAACAAGTTCACTCACATGCTCAAGGCGGCGGGGATCAACATCGAGAAGGAAGGGCATAACTTCACCCTCTCTCCTCTCACAGACAAGCACATCCTCGAGATGAGCGCCGGAGAGCTGCCCAAGCCTTCAGATCTCCTACTCTCGAAGTTCAGCGATGAGGGCATGCCGAAGCCCAAGCCAGGAGGCCTCTTCGATGAGAAGCTGACTGGGGGACACGGCGGTAAGAAGTGGACTCACATCAAGCTGGCAGAGCCCCTACCGAACCCAGTGTTCGAGGACCCTATTCTGGCTCTGTCTGGTTTGTCTCAGAAGGACTTCAACTCCATCATCGCCGGTGAGAAGGCTATCGGCTCCACGGGAGCCATAGTCGCTGTTGGGTCTGGTCTCACAGGAGGAGCTGGTGTCAAGCTTCTGCTCGACAAGATCCACGTACAGAAGGACTTGGCTGCAGCCAAGAAGGAGCTCACCTCTGCTCCCACAGCGAAGGTCGACAAGGCCTTGAAGAAGGTGAAGTACCTGCAGGCGTTGGATCATCTCGGCATGAGCCCTAGTGAGGCGTACATCCTTCACCAGATCCCCGTGCTTCCACCTGCTATGCGCCCGGTCTCTGTTCTGCCTGACGGGAACCTGCACTACGCAGACCTCAATGGTCTGTACTCCGAGTTCGCTCAGATCAATGACCAACTGAAGAACCCCCTACGTCAGAAGTACATGGGGGACACCCAGAACCAGGAGCTGAGAAAAGATCTCTACGACGGAGTCAAAGCTATCGTAGGTCTCGGGGTTCCGTACTCTGTAGCTCGTCACAAGGGTGTCCTGCATCAACTCAGTGGAGCTCAGCCGAAGACAGGGTACTTCCAGGGAGTCTTGATGAGCCGTCGTCAGGACATGACGATGCGCTCGACCATCGTTCCAGAGCCTGCGATGGGCTTGGATGAAGCAGGCCTGCCGAAGGATAGAGCTCTCGGGCTCTTCACTCCTTTCGTCGTTCACAAGCTGGTGCAGATGGGAGGAGCTCCTACTCCTCTCGATGCACAGAAAAAGATTGCAGCTGTTCTGGCCGGCAAAGACAACCCGATTGTCTGGAGCGCTTTGGACAAGGTCTGCGACGAGCGTCCTATCATCCTCAAGAGAGACCCGGCTCTTCACAAGTACTCGGTTCAAGCTTTCAAGGCACGGCCTGTATCCGGCAGCGCCATTCAGATTCACCCGCTTGTGACTGGTGGCTACAACGCCGACTTCGACGGCGATACTATGAGCGTCTTCGTTCCTATTCATCCAGACGCAGTGGCCGAAGCGAAGAAGATGTTCCCGTCGAACAACCTCTTCCACGATGCCACTGGCAAGATCGTGTACTCCCCAACTCTGGAGAGTGCTCTAGGTCTCTACAAGTTGAGTCGCATAGGAGCTGAGACCCACCACAAGTTCAAGACTCATGATGAGGTTCTGGAAGCTGCTAGCTCAGGCAAGGTGAAGCTCAATGACCTGGTACAAGTCGGCTCTGCTCGTACTACTGCAGGTCGCGTACTTTTGTCGAAGGCTCTTCCAGAACCTATGCAGAAGAAGATTCTAGAAGACCACACATTCGAGCTCACCAGCTCTGGTAGGGACACACTCCTCACGCAGCTCGGCAAAGAGTACCCGCACGACTACGCCACAGCCGTGAACATCTTGAAGGATCTTGGCAACGGAGCAGCCTATGGTTCTATTCAGGTTCCTCACAATCTGGGGATGAGCACGTCTGCACTAGACCCCAAGAAGAAGGTCTATATCTCGACTCCCACTCACACTCTGTCTCTCAACGACTTCGAACCAGATCGAAAGACTCGTCAGCTTGTTCTAGGTGAGGCGCAGAAACGAGTCGACAAGATCCACGAAAGCACGCACATCCCTCGTGCAGACTTGGATCGACGCTCGGTGGCTGTCTGGAAGGAAGCAGACAAGTTGATGAGGGAGATTCACGAGAAGAAGTCCGAGAAAGATCCCTCGAACCTCTTCATGATGTACCAGGCCGGTGTGAAGCCTGGGTGGAGTCAGTACAAGCAGATGGTACTGGCACCCATGATTCTTGCTGACTCGGCCAACAAAGATGTCCCTACCCCAGTGACCAGCAGCTACGCCGAAGGTTTGGATGTCGGTGGGTACTGGACCCAGATGCACGGAGCTCGTCGTGGAACGGTCATGAAGGTGCAGGAGGTTCGTGAGCCTGGCTACATGAACAAGCTCCTCATCAACAATATGATGCACATGCTCGTGAACGATCACGACTGTGGGACCACTCGCGGTGTTTCCCTAGACGTGAGTGAGAAAGACATCCACGATCGCTTCTTGGTTCAGGACTTCAAAGCCGGGTCCACGCACGTGAAGGCTGGGACTCTGCTCACCCCAGATGTTGTGGCTAGCATCAAGGTTGCAGATAAGGCAGCTAAATTGGTGGTGCGCTCGCCTCTCAAATGCGAGGACGAAAGAGGGTTCTGCCAGAAGTGCATCGGTCCTGCTACGAACGGGCAGTTTCATCCGATCGGAACCAACATCGGAATCATCAGCGCGCAAGCTTTGGGAGAGCGTGCGACGCAGCTCAGCATGAAAGCTTTCCACACTGGAGGCGTAGCTGAGACTGGTGGCTCCAAGATCTTGAACGCCTTTGGGTTGTTCAAGCAGCTGACTACTCTGCCCAAGATCATCCCCAACGTGGCTACGCTGGCCATGGTTTCTGGGAAGGTAGAGAAGATCGAGAAAGACCCGACGGGAGTCAAGATCTGGGTCAATGGTCATGTGCATCACGTAGGTAAAGACACGAGAGGCATGCACCTGCATGAGACTCTGGTGGGTGCTCCGGTAGAAGGTTGGAAGGCTCCCAAGGTTGGCGAGCATGTTCAGGCAGGCACTCCATTGAGCGATCCCTCCAGAACCCATGTGAATCCTCACGACCTCTACAAGGCCACCAAGAACATTGACGTCGTGCAGAACCACCTCACTGGGGAGATCTACAACCTCTACAAGGACGAGAACATCCGCCGAAGAGTCATTGAGACTGTGGTGAAGGGGATGAGCAACCTCACCAAGATCAAAGATCCTGGAGATCACACCGACTACCTTCGTGGACAGTTCGCTCCTCTCAGCGTGGTGAAGAAGATCAACTCCGAGCTCGTCAAGGCAGGAAAGCAGCCTATCGAGCACGAGCCGACGATGAAGGGCGTGACCATGATGCCCCTCTCGGTGCAGGAAGACTGGATGGCAAAGATGCAGCACAACCGTCTAGAGGAGACGTTGCTGCATGCGGCTGCAGTGAATGGCGTGGCTAGTATTCATGGACCTCATCCGATTCCTGCTCTAGCCTACGGTGCTGAAGTAGGAATGACGTCCGTTCACTCGAAGCAGCCTGGGTACTCCCACCTGAAGGACGTACCGGCACATCATTACTAGTCATGCCCCACAGGTTCCCACGCACTGCGATGACCAGCTCATCGGGGCACGACCCCGCAGAGATGGTTCAGTGTCGTGTCATCGCAGTGAACATGACCAACTGGACAGTGGACGTTCGAAGTCAGTACGACCGTCACTTCTACGCTGACATTCAAGTCGCTTCAATGTACCAGCACTACAACAATGGCGAAGGCTTCTCGTGCATGCCTGAGGTTGGGGCAGATTGCATGGTAGCCATACCGAGCGACAGCTCCCCTCCGTTCGTGATGGGCTTCATCATGCCGATGGAGTCCTTTGATACGTCAGCTCCTGACGCTCCGCAGGGAACTGGTTCTCATCCCTCTGCTGGCAGGAACGCTAACACAGCCTCATTTGCTGGTGGCAGACCGAAGGCCAATCCCGGTGACATGATCATGAGAACCAGGGATGGCAACTTCGTCATCCTTCGTCGAGGTGGAGTGCTTCAGCTGGGCGCCAACTCGATGTCTCAGAGGATCTACATCCCCATCGGCAACATCATCACGGATATCTGTGAGCAGTACAACATGCACAACGTGATGGGGTCTATCAACTGGGGGATTCAAGAAGGTCCCACCCAGCAGAACATCCCAGGTCAGTGGACTCAGGTGTTCCGAGTCAACGCCGACGACAAGTACGCTGATGTTCGTGTACGGGTTGGCAAGGTGACTGCCATAGGAGAACCGGCATCTGGTGACGGTGAAGACCTGGGAGCTCTGGGGATTGGTACTGATGGCCCAGTCGTCTACGAAGTCGTGGTCGCACCAGGAGGATTCACAGAAGACGGTAGTCCTTCAAGTACGGGTACTGTCGAAGAAGTGAAGATGCGCTTCTTCTTCGATCGCCTTGGTGGGACGTTCCTCAGGTCTGAGGGCAGTGCCCTCTTCAGCTTCAAGAAGAAGCTCAAGCTCAAGATCAAAGAGGAGTTCGAGCTCGTAGGTGAGAAGAGCGGGACCATCACCTTCAAGACTGGACTCGATATTGATGGAGGAGCCTACACAGCCATAAAAGGCAAAGTCATCAGGCTGGCTTCTGGAAAGAAGAAGGTAGCTCGGGCAGGTGATGTGGTTCAGTGCGCTGTTTTACTGACTCCTATAAATTCTCTCTTGGTCGCCCCTCCTGGTGGTGGCCCTGTAACAGGAACCTTGAAGGTCACGGGGATCATCATGACCGGTAGTCCTGAGGTTCTGGCCTGATGAGCCTTCATGATGTAGGTCAGATCCCCAGTCTTCTCAGCTTCAATGTCGGAGCTGCTGCAGGATTGGCTTTCATCGATCCCCTACTCGTTCAGTTCAACCTAGCTCTGACCGGGGCCTTTGGGTTGGGCACTCTGCAGGTGGACCTCTCTGCGGAGTTCAATGCGGCTGTGTCCGCCACAGCCGAGCTCGGACTCTCCATCTCGAATCCCTTCCTGGCCTTCTCTGCAGCCCTGGAAGCTGTGGGGCAGCTGGCTGCGTCTCTGTCTGCCGCTCTTGCTGCAGGTCTTCCTACTGTTTCCCTCGAGGTATCGGCTCAGATCTCCGCAGCCGCAGCCCTAATCGGAACTCTGTCCGTCAAGCTTGGAGGCATCAGTCTTCTTCTAGAAGCAGCTCTTCGAGTTAAGCTCCCAGCGGTGAAGTTCTTTGCCGAGCTCGCAGCCAGCCTGAGTGCTGGTCCGGCACACATCCTGTCGTGGGATCAAAGTGCTGGACCGTACACAATGGCCGACGTAGGTACTGACCTGGACAGCCTTTTCCACACTGGTCTAACGGGTATTTTGCCTACGGATAATGTGTACGGGGTGCTGATCATCACTAAGGCACCATCGTGCTGGGTAGGGATTCAGGCCACTCTGTTGGTGGAGTAGGACTTCCACTAGAACCACCCTCGGGGCTACACTGTCACCACTGGAGAGCACCATGACAATGGATCTGTTCGTCACGCCTGAGGAATACGTCGGGCTCGAGAAGACTGCCGCTGAAGTGGCTCTCCCCGAGGACCCGAACGGATGGCCGAACGAGATTCTTCAAGAGTTGTACAAACAAATACCGTACATCTCGGATTTCGATCCGAACATCGTCATGGACCGTGTCGACGCAGAGCGGGGCTATGGCTTCGGTCACGTCGAGGTCATGAACAAGACTGAGATCCAGCGTGGTGCCAGCCCCGAAGGCCTGCAGGCCGCCGGCGTTCGACAGGTGCGCATCCCGGTCATCATTCAGAACCGCAAGCTCCAGCCTTTCGACGTCCTCATCACCGAGGACTCGAAGATGTTCCCACTAACCGAGTCCAGGATCCGATCGGCTATCTTCCGTCCTCAGGCCTTCGACATCACCGGTAGAACACCGGGCGATATGTCCATGATTGGACAGCTCTACCCGCCGTACCGTCAGAACTACGGCTTCGGTGGCGGTGGTGCCTCGATGTCAGTCGGTATGGGAAAGGACGGCTCGGCCAAGACCAAAGAAGGCATGAGCAAGCTTCTCGGCGAGCTCGTGAAGAAGGCCCCAACCGATCGCATGGCACGCATTTCCCAGCTCGCTACCTCTCGTGGCTCCCAGATGGTGCAAGAGGGAGGAGAGGCTGCTGCGAAGGGTCGGAAGTATCTTACCGCTGGCAACTACGCCGCACAGAAGATTGGCTCAATCCTCGAGACCATTCTTCCGAGCATCAACGAGAGTGACTACAACAACGTCTTCTCCCAGCTCGAGAACCAGGCTCTTCAGGCTGCGTACATCAAGAATGCACACGCCACTTCTGCAGCCTTGATGACGTTGTCCAAGTTCGAACCTGGGCAGACCAAGAAGCTCGCCAGTGTTCTCGTCGAGCACATCAAGCCGACGGTGATGCAGCTGGTGAAGGGCTCGGACGGCTACATTCTGAAGACTGCCAGTCACAAATGCTGGGCACCGTTCTACCAGAACATCGATCGTGGCGAGGCGGTTCGGAGGATGGGGGAGAAGATCGTACTGGCCGCTGACATGAATGGTGCGGTCACGGTCACCGAAGGTGCTGTCGACGCAGTGTCTCCTGAGGAAGATCGCCCCGAGCTCATCAAGGACTTCGGCCTGTACAAGGTTCAGACCGAGGACGGCAAGGAGCTCGTAGGCTGGGTGTTCCCCAACCTACTAGACCTGGATGGCGCAGCTCTTCCTCTGGCTCTCTTCACCAATGGTTCTCAGGCTGCCACACAGGGTGAGATTGTGGGCGTGAAGTCCGGTGAAGGCACCAGTCTTCCTGCAGGAACTCCTCCGTCTGGCAAGGGATGCTTCTACCGTGTGCTGCCGAATGGCAAGGCAGAGGCCACGGTTCCGATGGACATTCAGGGAACGGCCAGTGCTGAGGAAGAAGCTGCAGAAGGAGAGGGTGCTTCTCCTGCCATTCTTGCCACCACCTTTGATGGACGTCAGGTCGAGGTTCACACAGATCAACCGAACCTGGTGACTCTCACCGAGGGACCTAACGGTGACGTGATGCTCCCTGCAGACTTCAAGTGGCTGGATCTGGGGTCAGCTGATGAGGTGGTTCTCGTCGGTGATCCCTCTAGCTCGGGCAAGCAGGCCAGTGCTGTCCGAGGAGTCACCACGGTAGAAGTACGTTCTGGTGGAGCAGACTGCTTCAGCGTGGGCGGCTACCCAGTGGAGAAGATCGCCGATGACAGGAAGCAGTTCCTCTCCATAGACGACACCATGTTCCTCCTCGGAGGTCTTGGTGTGGACCCGGCCTACAGCTGCCAGAAGCTTGCGGAGGCATACACCTTCAATAGGACGGTCGAGATTCCCATCGGCAGGCCCATCAAGACTGCGGCTGACATGAACAAGGAAGCATCTGCAGGAGCGGCCGCTCTACTTGAGCACATCCCAGCTCTTCGGGTGAACCTGGTGAAGGAAGCTGCTCTCATCCCAGATCCGCAGGCAGTCGATACGGTTCTCAGTCTCGGCTTCGTGAACCCAGAGAACGTCACGACGTTCATCAGCTACCTGCCCAAGATCGATGAAGCGCAGAGCCACATGTGCGAGCTCCTAGTGGCGGCCCGTCTGGGACTCAAGGAAGTACCCACAGGACCCCTAGAGAAGGCCATTAAGTCGGTAGAGGGCGTGGTCGAGGGTCTGAAAGTTCTGGCATTCCAGAAGCCAGAGTAGATCATGGACCAGATTCAGCTTGCTGCGTTCCGGGACGAGCTTGAGAAGATCGCAATCTCGGCGAAGAAGGTGAGAGAGGTAGCCGAGGCCACTTCTCAGAAGGCGTTTGACTGGGTGCACAGACAGCCTACAGGGAACAGTAGCTGGGGGAAGCACCCGTCCTTTCGACAAAACTTGCGCCGTGTAGAAGAAGACCTTACCGACAGGAGCTTCAGGCACACCAAACGAGGACTAGATCTCGGCAACACGACACAGGCAGAAAAACACCACGCGCTCGCCGAAGGGCTGTGGAAGCACTTTCCGCCCCAGTCCGACTTTAAGTAGCTACCGATGAAGGGCCTTCAGGTAGTTCTTTCTGTGCTCTTCTGACCAGCCAGCAACTTTTTTCATCGGAGTTGTGAGCGCGCGTTCTGCGCTCCATCCGTTCTTGAGTCTGGTGCGGAGAGTGGTTTGCGGTATTCCGGTTACCTCAGACCACTCTTTCGTGGTGAGCGTCTTTCCTGAGCACTCAATGCGGAGCGTGCTGGTTTTGTTGTAGTGCTGAGTCTCCCAAAGAGCCCAGATACAATTCTCTTTGCTGTACGGGCCGTCGTTGTCTTTCCTTTCGAGCGTGTGCTTCGGCGATGGGCGGTTGCCCATATCAGCAAGAAACAGCTCAAAGGAGTCGCGCCAACGCTGGCACACATAGATGCCCCTTTTTCCGTAGGATGCGTAACGCGCATTCCTTTGGTTGTAACAACGCTGCTGCATCATGTACCAAGTCTTGAACTCTGTACTCCTGGACAGTCCTTGCCGTTTGTACTTGAGACATCCACAGGATTTGGTGTTACCGTTCACCAGTGCCGCGATGCGAAACAACCCGACGGTGCCGCACGCACAAGAGCAACGACACGCCCCTGCTCCTAGTTCTTCTATTACGGTGAGCCTGTGGTAGGTGCGCCCAGCGTAGTTGGTCTTGATTTTGGGGCGGCCGCGCTTCATGGTGGTTTCCTATGATTCGTCGTAGTCCTGCCGAGTATTACCTCAAATATCTGGTGGTGCACAGCGATAATTACACGAACGACCGGATCAAGGACATCATTTACCAGCTGCAGCTCGACTACGTTGGTGATTGGTACGTCGACCAGCTTCGGGCAACGTGCGTTCCTCCTACTCCGTTCTACCCAACGGACAAGCTGCACGCTCCGTCTCAGCGCTTCCTCATCAAGGAGAAGATTCAAGGGCTCTTCCTGCAGGATGAGGCCTCGAGCTCGGCTCTCAAAATGATGGAGAAGCCCAGGGTCAAGGAGTTCATCGAGGCGATGGTTCTGTCAGGAGTTCCCAACCCTGTCATCGTCTACTCTCTTCGTACTCATAGGAATTTCCTCTGCACCATAGCGGCGCTTGAGAGGTACGTGCACTACTTCTGGAATGTAGAGCTGGTGGACGGAGTTGAGATTCGAGCTCTATTGAAGATGAGAGTTGATGACGTTGGGAAGAATCCGAATCCAGCAATCGCCTCTCAGATGACGGCTTTGAGCAAGGCCTACTACAACGACCCACGAAAAGTAGCTGCAGATCTCCCATCGTCCCCGCTCACTGCCATCTTCACTCAGATCCGGCTCGGCATCATGCCTTCACAGGTTGACCTGGCGAAGGTGCTGGCTATGGGTCAGGTGGTCGGTAGTCTGCGCTCTGTTGAAGCCATGCTGACTGGTGGCCCTGAGGATTCTAACAAAGCTCTCGGGTACATGACTGCAGCGAAGGCTGCAGCTGAGATGTTGGAGTCAGTGGTCAGACCAGAAGACGAGCTGCAGAAGAAGATCAGCAAGTTGGTTCTGAAGACAGACGCCACACCCATTCCGCTTCTCTCAGAGATGTCGGGAGGAAACCACACCGTAGATACCGAGATCCGTCAGGAGGCACCCAATGGAAGTGTTGTCGACGAAAGAAGCGAGGGAGATGGTCCAAGCGCAGCCGGACCTGTCAACGAAGATCCCCCAGTTCAAGAAGGTGGAGAACCACAGTAGGTTCCTCGCTGAGTACGCCGTCATCGACAACGACGTAGTCCTGCACTTCTTCATGGTGCCTACGTTGGTAGACGGTAAATCTCACTGGCGTTCTAGTGCGTACTGGGGTGGTCAGTTTCCTACCGAGCTCGACAAGGTTGCGCAGAAGCACTTCAACGCTACCTACCCCAAGCTTCAGGCTCAGTACATTCCGGAGATGACCAGCTGGTGGCTTAGGGCCTACGGCTTCGGTTCGGTCTTGGATGTCGACGGTCTGGTGCTCGGCTTCTTGAAGAGCTTGGACGATTCCCTGTCGACTACCATCAGAACGTAGGTCTTCTGCAGCGAGACCTTCTTCACTTTCCATCCACACTCAGCACCGTACTCACGGATGAAGTTGTAGACGTGTAGAACACTGGATGGAGGAAGGGTGTCTTTCAGAAAGAGCTTGATGAAGTATGAGCCGTCTTCTAACTGATCTATCTGAGCGTCGTCAGAGAAGTGTCCCCCGGCACGCTGCAGAGACTCCCACATCCTGTTCAACCAAATGTGGGGATCTTCTGATGGCTCTGGTGGGAACACGAGGGTAGAGTCTACACGTGTCTTCGCATGTTGAGCAGATAGCTACCTGTACTCGCCCTGACGAAGAGCTGGAGTACGAGGAAGAGCTCGAACTTACAGACGAACAGTTGAAGTGTGCTGATGCAGGCATGCCTTGGCTCACTGGTGAACCAGAGCCCTTCGAGAATCCCATCACCATTGATAGTGCATTGTCAGGACTGCCTGATACATTCGGTCTGTCCTTGAGTCAGTTCACAGAGTTCGCCATCAAGATGCCGAACACGTCGACTGACAAAGAAGGTCCAACGCATGTCCCCTTCAGCTTCGAAGGACGTCGGCATATGCGTAGGTGCTACGACACTGACGCTCGACGTATTCTTCTTTTCTGCGGCCGGCAGGTTGAGAAGTCGACACTGCTTGGAAACCTAGCGCTCGGCTACTCCTGCCTGGTTCCGTCCTTCAAAACTCTCTACGTCAGTCCTACAAACACACAGACCAAGACGTTCTCTACCGACCGTTTGAAGGAGCCTGTTGAGACCAGCGAAGACTTGAAGCGCTTCACCACGAACATGCTCAGTCAGAACGTGTTCGAGAAACAGTTCGTCAACCGCTCCAAGATCACGCTCCGGCACGCCTTCCTGAACGCCGACCGTACTCGAGGTATTCCGGCGTACATGCTGCTCATCGATGAGCTGCAGGACATCCTCACTGACAACATCCCGGTTATCGAGCAGTGCACCAGTCACTCACCACCTCAGTACAGAAGGTTCGTCTACGCAGGTACTCCCAAGAGTCTCGACAATACTATCGAGACCTACCGAGCGAACTACTCCACTCAGGGAGAGTGGGTGATTCCCTGTGATGCTCATGGTGGTGAGACTGGTCGGTACTGGAACATCCTTGGTGAAAAGAACATAGGTAGGAAGGGTCTCATCTGCGAGAAGTGTGGCAAGAGAATCAATGCAGTTCACCCTGATGCTCGGTGGGCTGCAATGATCGCATGGGATCCAGTAAAGGTCCCGTTCGAGAGCTACCGCATCTGTCAGCTCATGGTTCCGTGGAAGCCATGGGATGAAATCCTGCTCGACTACAGGCGCTACTCTCGAGACCGGTTCTACAACGAGGTTCTCGGAATCTCGTACGACTCTGGTCTCAGACCTTTGACTCGAGCTCACATTCAAGCCAACTGCAAAGAGGAGATCAAGATCTCCGAAGCAGACGAGAAGTACCGAAACCTCTCCTTCGCCAATCCAGTCTATGCAGGAATCGACTGGGGCACAGGTGAGAACACGTACACAGTTCTCACGCTTGGTATGTACGTCGACATGAAGTTCAGGATCTTTTACGTCTACCGATTTGAGGGGGAAGACGTAGACCCTGTACCTCAGATGGAGAAGATCACAGCTCTTTGCAAGGGCTTCAACGTGCGAGTCATCGGTACCGACTACGGTGGTGGCTTCGATCGCAATGACATCCTGATGCGCAAGTTCGGTCCTCAGCGCGTGCAGAAGTACCAGTACATGGCTCGAGCCAAGAAGAAGGTTGAGTGGGATGGAAGACTTCGTCGATGGAAGGTGCATCGTACTGAGGTGATGAGCGACATCTTCAACGCCATCAAGAGAGGGACTGTCTTCGAGTTCCCCAGGTGGGATGAGTTCAGAGAGCCCTACGGCCAGGACATGCTCAACATCTTCAGCGAGTACAACAAGCAGCTGATGATGACGGTGTACAAGCACTCCTTGGACAAGCCTGATGACACTCTACACTCCGTGCTCTACTGCTTCCTCGCCTCGATGATCATGCGGCCGCGCCCGGATGTCATTGCTCCGAGGATGGAAGGCAAGACTGTAGGCGCCCTCTGGTCGAGCTACACAGGTCCGACGAATCAAGGCTAGTGAGGGAAGAGGATTCGCAAGATCGGAGCTGTGTAGTCCTCTGCTATGTCGAAGCTCTTGTCTGCGGTGCGCACACCGTACTGGTCTCGGACATAGAAGTACGCAGCGTGCCTGAGACTTCTTGCGGCTGCCTCGAGGTAGCCGTACGCAGACTCGAGCTCTTTGTTAGCCCCGAAAAGGTTCAGGGGAGCCAGTTCCATCATTCTTCTGAGCAGGGCCATGAAGTTCTTCCACGGCTCCTCGGTGTCAATGTAGCCAGCAATCAGACGAAGATAGCCTTCGTTCACTGCGTAGATCTGCCGAGCCCACTCGTACACCCACCTGGCTTCTACGCACTTTGCCGGCACATCAGCCAGAGCATCTTTGGCTTGTAGGACAAAGGACTTCACATCTTCTTCGTCTGTACCGAGAGCTCGGACGTCGAGACCTAGGAAGTGCAGTACATTCTTGAGCTTCTGCTCGTTGGCTCTGCTGATCGCGTACGCCTTCTGGGCCATGGCAGCTACGTCGTTGAGAGACAGGCGCTTGGCTCTGGCTTCGGCAAGAGCAGCTACGTCGCTCGTGTGGTAGTGCTTACGAGTCACTCCAGTGAGTGCCACGGATTTGATGTAGCCCTGATCTGTGAGGTAGTGCATCTCGTCGACGCCTACATCTAAGATCTTGGCCGCTGCTTCGATGGGGATGACTTCGTCCGGTGTTCCCATGCCCTTGAATCTACTTCATACTCTGCTTGCAGGAGACTTCAATGGACCTACCCGCTCAGGAGCTCTTTCAGCAGCTCAGTGCTCGGCCCATCACGGGAGAGCACCTCGAAGTTCTCGGCAAGAAAGCCGCTGCAGATTGGGGCAGTGGTCAGTACGGCACGTTGAGTGAGGCTGTGGTCGGCATCGTCAAGCATGCCGGACTGTCTCCCGAGCAAGTACGCCGAGTGATCGAGTTCGCCAACACCGACGCTTTCCTCAAGGACTTCAAGAAAGAGGGAGAGCACAAGGTCGTCGACTTTGGTCGTGGTGGCCCTGCCACTGCGTCCGAGGTTCTGCAGGACCTGAATGACGGTGGAGGGGGAACAGTCTTCGACAAGGGAGCAGAGGACTACGGTCTACAGCCACAGGACCAGAAGATCGAAGGCCTCGATGACGAGCTCTTCGATCTGATGAAGACCTCAGGACCGACGGAGTATCCGGAGGAGAACCCATTCGGAGACCTGGTCGACCTCAGGGACAAGCTTGCGTCAGCGAAGGAGACACACAACTCCCAGCTCTCGCATCTCGAGGTGATGTACGCGGACCTGGCAGATCAAGTCTACGGGCAGATCAAGCAGGCTTCGCTCGAGGGAACTCCACTCAGTGATCTCCTTCAAGCCTGGCAAGTGGTGGCTCCGAGCTCGGAGCATGTGAAGGTGGCCTTCCAGCTCTTCACTCCTCGTCTGCTTCGTGAGGAAGTGTTCCACTCAGCTGAGGAGATTTCCGAGAGCTTGACCAAGACGAGCTCTCCTCGCATCGTCAACGAGAAGCATCCCATCGTGGTGAGCTTCGGTGAATTCTGCGAGACTCTCGACAAGCTGGCAGAGACCAGGGGCATCTGCCACGAATTGGGAACCAGCCTCGATGAAGTGACGTCTCTACTGAAACAGGGAGACGGACTGGGAAAAGCCGTGGGGGCTGTGCAGCGTCTGTCCACTAGTGCCGGTAAGGCTGTGGGCGGTGCTCTACGACCCCTGAGCGAACATGCAGCAGGTGCGGCTGAATTCGCAGGCAAGGCTGCTCCTACAGCAGCTCTTCTGATCGCAGCCAACGAGATTCGCCGGCGTGCGAAGCACAGTGCCACTCTTCACCAGGTGAATTCAGTGGCCAATCCCCTCTCGAGTGCGTACCAGCAGCGTGAGTGGGAGCTCGCGCAGCGTGGAGGAATCTGATGGATCCGCTCAACGAGTACTTGATGGAGAAGCACGGCGGTCAGCTATCTTTTCCTGGGATGGGCAGAACCGCTGGTGATGTTGCTCGCACAGCTGGAAGCAAGTTCCTTGAGAAGCTTCCTGAAGCCGGTGCCACCATGGCCGTCGGTGCTGGTGTGGCTGTTGGAGGAATCGCTGCTGCCAAGATTTACGATGCAGTCACCAAGCGTCGTGACTTCCGTTCGATGATGGCTTCGAATCAAGATCTCGAAGAAGAGTACGCCCGAGATCCAAAGATGTTCAACCAAGCCTTCACTACTCTTCGGCGCTTTACTCCGGAGTTCTCCAAAGACCCCCTCATCGCCGGTACGTACATGCGTCAGATGATGAGCTCTCCGGCTACTGCAGGTGGAGTTGCTGTCAGTGCTCTCAGTGCAGCCAAGGATGTTCGCCGGCCAGGTCAGGAACCCTTCTTCGGTCTCAAGAACAAGTTCTCGTGATCAAGGTCAGCTTCTTTCAAGGCGAGACAGAGCACGGACCACAGGCTATTCCCCTGTTTGGTCCGGCTGATGATGTGTTTGAGAAGACCGCTGCTCCTTCCTTGATGTCGGAGGTAACTCGGTACATCAGTACTCTTCGACCGAGCAAGGACTCTCAGTACGTCCTGCTCAATGCCATGGGAGCTGGTGAGTACTGGGGCTCGAACATCAACGGCGACTACTTCCCAGAAGCTGCTCTCATTCATGCGCCAGATGACTGGACTGGCAACCCACTCCTCGACAAGCTTCGGGCAAAGGACTGGCCGTACGGCTACCCGACGTTCTACTACGCTCATCCGTACGCCCATCACCGGAACAAGGATGCGACTAGAGCCTTCGGAGAAGTAGAGCTCACTGTATGGAACCCGAGAATGAAGCGGGTGGAGCTCATTGCCCGGGTCGACAAGGACAAGTGCGATCAGTTCGGTGGAGTTCCTGTCTGGGACAAGCTTCAAGCTGGGCAGTATCCGGACGTGTCGATGGGCTGTAAGGTTCCGTACGACACCTGCTCGATCTGCCTCGACTGGGACAAGTACAGGAAGGCTCAGTCGACCTTCAATCCTAGACAACATGCTTCACCGGGGCAGGCTGTACTTGCCTGGCACAGAGCTCATCATCTTCGTGACGGCAAAGGTATCAGAGGACTGTCCATTACCAGGGCCGACTACTGCGAGCATGCCAAGAAGTCGATGAACAAGATCTTGCCCGACGGCAGGAAGGTGTTCGTCTACAACGACTACCCCAAGTTCTTCGACATCAGCTTCGTCTTCATAGGTGCCGACAAGACGGCCAAGGTAATGATGAAGATCGCAGAGACCAACAAGATCTGGTCTCTTCCATCTGTCGAGCTTGCAGAAAAGCTCGGGTACGACGAAGACAGTCAGACTCTTCTCGGTGAATTCGTAGGTGAGGAGAAGACTGCATCAGTACAAAGCGATGTGTTGAAGTTTGCTTTCCTGGGCAAGAGTGCCAAGGACAAGAACAGTGAGATCACGAAGGATGTCGTACCTAGCCAGTTCGCTGGAAAGGCAGTTCCTCTTCTCACCAAGAGTGAGCCCGACATCCCAGATGACATCCTAGATGCTCTTGGTCACGCTCCCTTGGACAAAGCTCTGTCCACCCCTACAGGATTGGGGATGGTGCTACGGCCCCGTGAATTTCAGCGTATTGTACTCATCCGTCTCAACATGAGACCGATGGCGGACGAGCTCGACAGAGACAACATCGTCTTCCCCAAGACCGATGATCGCGAGAAAGTAGATATGGGAGAGCGTTCCTTCAGTCCTCTTCTTGCGAGACTTCTTCTCCCACTTCTGAGTTCTCGTTCTTCTCTAGGACCCATCATTGAGAAACGTGTTGTAGTTGTTGCGGGAAGTCCGAAACAAGAGCGGGACAAGACTTCTTCCCTTTCAACCGACCTGTTGCATAAGATAGGAGCCGCATACAACGACTACCGGCACGGCGTGATGGAACTCGTAGCGAGCACTCAAGATCTCTTGGCTTCTGCAGCCACTCCCTCAGAAGAGGAACTGCACAAGCTCGCATCAGTTCCGGTAGGCGAACTGTTCACTCCGCTTTCGTTCCAGTACCTCAAGACAGCGTTCTGGGATGAGACGGGGACCGGATCCAACGTGGAGAGGGGTCTCCCCTCGAAGAACACGTGGACCAGCAATCCCTCGTTGGGAGGACTGACATCATGAGCGAAATGCATGCATACCTCGCGGAGTTCTACGGTACGGCTGGTGCACAGCAGCACACGCCGGAAGACCAAGAGAAGACCGCGCAACTCGAGATGTTCTCCAAGCTCGCTGCCGATCAGGGCATCGACCTCGAGAAGCTGAACGAGGAGCAGGTCGCGTACCTGTGGAACGAAACGTTCAAGGCTCCCGAGAAGACAGCTGCTGCTCATGGTCATGCTCACGGCCATGCTCACGGTCACAAGAAGGCAGAAGCCGAGAAGAATGCTGCTGCCGCTGAGGAGTTCCAGGTGAAGAAGGCTGCTGCGGAGAAGCTCGCAGAAGCGGACTTCCTGGGGCGTGTGATGGCTCACGCGTACGTGGATGAGCTCACCAAGATCGGTGAAGCTCAGAAGACTGCTTCGGCCGCGAAGGTTGCCGAGATCCCCGAAGCCTTCAAGGCGAACATCGAGAAGATGAAGGCCAAGAAGGAAGGCGGCGAGGGCAAAGAAGAGCCCAAGAAGGACGAGAAGAAGGACGAGAAGAAGGAAGCTTCGGCCTTCGAGTCGAAGGCGGCAGAGGCTGCCGTCAAGCTCGCTTCCGCTTCGAACTTCGACGTCGACGAAGCCAAGGCTCGTGTCGCAGCTGTTCTTACCCTCGGTCTCGGTGAGAGCACGAAGGTAGCCTCGGCTGCGGATGTCGATGCCGGTCTTCAGATCCGGGCCCTCGAGATCCTCGAAGCGGCTGGCTACCCGGTTACCTGGAACGACACGGAGAAGAAGTAGGACCACGATGGCACTGGGAGGCAGCAATGCGAAAGCAGATCAAGGTCGCGGACATCGATCCGGGATCTGCTGCCTCTCCTATGCCTCAAACGTCGGTCATGCCGACTCCGGCTCCGGGGAAACGGGGTCCAGTCGGAATGGGGTCACGGAACAACTTTTCACGGGTGAACACAGGCACACCGTCAATTCCGGACGCAGGTGCATCGGCGCAAAAAGCGTTGGCCCCACGGGGCGCCGAGATGTTGCCCAAACTGGGATCCAGGACAGGTGAGGACTTCATGAAGACAAGTGCTGCCGCACGCCCCAGTCTGCAGGACATGGTCAAGGCCGCAAGTGCGGGCGCGATGAGTCGGGTCAACATTGCTGAGGAAGCTCTGCGTCAACAGCAGAACCTCGGTGAAGAGAAGACCGCCTCCGCCCAGGTCTCCGATCAGTCGCTGTCGACGGAGCAGATCAACAAGCTTGCCGATGCGCTCGACTTTGTAGCCGAGAAGGTTGCAAGTGGAGCTCAGCTGGCCGGTGCGTACAATCTCAAGGAAGGCACAGTGGAAGTGGGCTCCGGCCCCGGTGCCTTGAAGGTGATGGAGGCGACGAGCTCGGGCTCTCCTCCTGGCCCTGGACAGCAGGGTGCTGGGCACCACCAGCCTCCGAAGAACCCCGGTCTCGAGAAGGCTCGTCCGAACGAGCACTCTGCTACCAAGCTCGAGAGCAATGCAGCCAAGGCTCCTGGCGGCTCAGCCAAGATGCTCGAGAAGAACAACGCAGCTGATGCAGACAAGCTCGCCGAATCGAACCTCGATCACATCTTGAAGATCGCCAAGAAAGACGACCCTGAAGGGCACATGGTAAGGCGTGCTATTCTCGGCAATCCCATTTCTTCGGCAATCGAGGCCAAGAAGGGCAAGAAGCTCGAGTCCTTCGGCAAGGCTTACAAACACCATTTCGTAGAAAGCCTCAAGGGCCTGGGCAAGGGCGGCTTGATCGGCGGTGCAGGAGGGGCGGTTGCAGGAGCTGCTCACGGGGCAATCAAGGGCAAAGATCTCAAGAGTGCTCTGAGAGGTGCCGGTAAAGGTGCTTTGATCGGCGGTATCGGTGGTGCTGATATCGGCAGTATCGCTGGTTCCATCAAGGGCCAGTACGGACGAGAAGCCAGCAAGATTCATGGAGAGCACTCGAAGCACAAGGAGTCCGAAGCCAAGTGCTGTGAGAAGTGTGGCAAGGAGAAGTGTGCCTGTGGTGGCAAGATGGCATCGGCAGAGCAGACTCTCGTCGACGTCATGCTCGGTACGATCAAGAAGACGGCCGAGGATGCCATCAACCCGGCTCAGATCTCCGCCGGCGCAGCAGTGGCTCCGGAAACCAGTGCAGCCGGTGAGTCTGGTGGAGAACCGGTCGGTGGAGCTCCGCAAGGACCCTCCGGTCTCGTTGGCTCGAACCAGGCAGCCATCGACTACAAGAAGAGCCAGGCCTACGCCAACCGCAAGCCTGACCTCAGCAAGTACTTGACCGAGCCTGCGCTCTCGAGTGCGACCGACAAGACCTTGCAGGAGGCCTTCTCTCACACCGGTGAAGCCGGCACCAAGTTCAGCTCGGCTCAGCCTTCGATGAAGACGGCTGCAGCCAAGGCCCTTCTTCTGAACCTCGCAGAGCAGGCAGAGAAGAAGGCCGAGAAGGAGAAGGAGTCTCTCGCCATTCCGGCACTACCTCCTCGACCAGGCATGGCCCCTCAAAAGGGCATCACGATTCCATCCAAACCACCTCGTCCCGCCGCTCCGGCTGTTTGAGGTAGGAGATCACATGGACAAGCTCAGCAGCGAGAAGGTAGCAGAGGTCCTCAAGGACGCCGCAGCATGTCTGCGGATCGTCGGCGATGAGAGAGACCACTACAAGAAGATCGCCGAATCACTGCAGCTCAGAGGCAAGGTCGAGAAGATCGCCTCCAGCATGCATCACAAGGGCATCGATCTGGACACTCCGGTCGAAGCTCTTGCAGATCGCCTCGAGAAGGCAGCCGAGCAAGGCAAGCTCGACACGATCGAGGCAGCAGTCGACATGGTCGCCCCTGACATGGGCACCAAGTTGGCTCAACTCACAAACGACGAGGTCCGCGATACTCGTGGATCTTCAGCCCTCGAAACATACGTGTTGGGAGATGTCGGATAGTCCCCACCGGCACTGGGAAGGAATTCAGGAGGAATCATGAGCACTGTTCAGAAGATCAACTTCGAGCCCGTGTCGGACATCATCACGGTCCAGCGGCGCGATTTCGCACTGGCGGACAAG